TTTAACACAACACTACAACAGCGCGACAACCCTACCGGGAGCCCATATCTGTGTTTATATACACATTATGATATAACATAGCGGAATTATTAGATATTACCTCCGCTCTATTTATATAATATCATGGGCAAGTAGCTAGGAGCCGGTCACAGCGCGGGTATTTAGCCATAAGTGAAATATATAGCATTATTTTATATATAATGATTTCAGCTATTTAATCAATTTATCAATTTTAGCCTATATATTTTAATATTATCTAATAATATCAGCCCTTTATATAATATCCAAAAATAGCTTGCTTTAAGCCTATATATGTTATATAATCCTTTTAAAGCAATAAGGAGCAGGAATATAGTCTACCAGTAAACACCTAACAGGAGGGTATTATGACTGAGACAGATACACAGGGAGTAGATACACAGAAGATAGCAATGGATTGGGACAAGATGACAGCTCAAGGTGAAGAAGAAGATCGGGATAGACTTATTGACACAGGTAATCCAGGAGTTATAGATTTGGGTAGGTTGTCTGCAAGGGATTCTCACGGGCATTTCAGACCAAAGATTGACCAAGCGGCGTATATGAAGAGAGTGACTGGTCAGGCGGAGTCTATTCCAGTTGCAATGGAGAATTTAGTAGGAGACTCAGCAGAAAAGAAGTATGCAGGAATGTCAGACGCAGAGATTAGTAAGCAAGTGTTTGCACAGGCTAAGAAGAATAAAGATATGAGAGTACACAAGCCCACACAGCGAGTGCGGGAGGACTTCAAGAGTAGGTTTGATAAGAATTATGAGTGGTTGCCTCATTATTCCTTATATGCACAAAACCTTTCCAGAGCCCGGCGTGGGAAGACTTGGGTAGTCAAGGCGCTTATCTTGATAAGAGACGATGGCCGTTGTAGGATATGCGGAGAGCGAGTTCGTGGCAATACATGGAAGATGCTTAAGGAGGACAAGAGAGGCGGAGTCGAGGAGAATAACTGTTTTTTGGCCTGTAAGGAGTGTGGGATGTGTCATGAGTATAGACAGACAGTAGGTCATGATAGATTGGGATTGTTCAAGGCCATGAAGTTGTTTGTACTAAAAAGGAGAAATAAAGGAGTTAAGGGGTGTAAGCCTTTGAATGAGGAAGGAGGCACCACGCTTGCCATGTTACGTAGGGAATTGGAGACTAGGAGCTTTGGGTCTATTGACTGTAATCTAGTTAAGCAGAATGTTGGACTGGAAATGAAGGAGAAGAATAAGGTGAGATATTAGGCTTATAGTAGAATGGTTCAATTAATGAATCGTTGTTTTGTAAGTCTGTTAGTGTCCTATAAGCTCAGCTTATGAATTATGGCTCTTTTTATGCAATTATTTTGAGCCCTTGCGCATTATTTCCTTGCATTTAGGGGAACGCTCCTTTATAATGGCCTTGATGAATAGGGGAACGCCCTTTATATAAGGAGCACTTAAAAAAAGCCAATTTTTACAGAGACAGGAAAGGAGACGACTTATGGGACAGATCACAATACTAGGATATCACATCTCGGTTATCAGAAGAGCACGCACACCTAAACACTCCACTCACGGAGCATGGCCGCGCCCCTCCACCTCATACCACTCTAGGAAGACTCACAAGCTCTCACACACACAGAAAGCAGAAATCGCACAGTTGATGGGGTATGGTTTGTCTCAGCCCACCCCGAAGGAGATTTAGTCATGGCTCAGGACAGAGAACTATTAAGGAAGGATCTAGACAGGCAAAAAGAATTAGAATATCTGTCCGAGGTCGAGACTGAGCGATGTCGTATAGGCACGCAGATAGAACAGTTACAAAGGCAGATAGGTCAGTTGACTCAAAAGAAGGTTTTGCTGGATCAAGAATGGCGCACTGGTATTTTATCAGTCCAGGCGGTTCAGTGTAGGCCGACACAAGCGCCCACATTCGGGAAGAAGTTAAACCCAGGCGAGTCGGCACAGGCGACTAAGAAGAAGTCCACTAAGGCGAGTGGGTTGAGTAAGGCACTCAAGGGCGCGAGTCTGGATAAGTTGAATAAGCTCACGGAGATACTTAAAGAAGCCGGGATTGAGTTATAAGACAGTATATATAAAAGGAGACACATTATGGAAGCACAGTATAGAAATGCCGAGGTTATGGTGCACATGGAGTCTGATACTCCAGAGATAAGGCTGGAAGGTCATGTCAATGTCGGCTCGGGGAAGTCAAACTGGGTCACTCTTACTATTGCAGGTCTCACGATCTCATTCTTCACTCCTACTCCTATGGGAGTCCTGCATATCTTTGATGAGTTTAAGAAGGGTACGCTTATGAAGAATTACTCCGAGGAAGAGACCACTCAGGAACAGGAATCTCCTTCGCTGGAGAGTATCCAGGTAGAAATAACCTCGTATAATGCAGACCCAGCACAGACGGACTCCACGCCACTCATAACTGCATCCGGGGTCACCGTCGCGGAGGATATATGTGCCTTGTCGAGGGACATCGAGCGGGAATATGGACTGAAGTTCGGGGATATTATACACATAGAAGGTTATGGAGAGTTCTCTTTCCAAGACAGGATGAATAAGAGGATAGTCAGGGGAGTCGATATATTCAGGTGGTCGCGGAGAGAGGCGCTGGAGATAGGAAGGCGACAAGGCCGCATTTCCTTTACCTCACGCACTATTAACTATGAAAACTCCCAGCGAGCGCAGCGAGCCAAACCCAGTGAATTAAAGAAAGGTTGATAAGCGAAGACTAGGAATGGCTTCCTAGGAGTCGACAACCTAAGCTCTGCGGATAGGGTCTCCGCCTTGGAATAGACATTGTGTCTTTGACAAGGTACCTATCCAAAGGGCTTTAATTAGTATAAGCCTCGTGTACTCACATGTATTCAGAGGCAAAAAGCCACTTTGCACAAAGGAGACTTTACTATGTACAGAGAAGAATTGAAGAGAGCCACGGTAGAGGTGTTTGAGTTTGTATGTATAGCCGCGCTTGCATGTGTGTGCACTGTGCTCGTGTTGGTCTTTGCCTGATGTCTACTCATATCTCACACATGGGTCTTGCAGAACTTGAGATAAGCCCTTATGAGTGGCCCGCGCGAGTAGGGGAGTTGACTATACTCCTCTCAGCACACACAGGATACTGCGCTATTGTGTATGATGTTGACACTGAGCACAGTATCGCTATTGTGTCTCTCCTGGATGATGCAGACTCCGCGAAGTTCTCGGTGCCTTTGTATGACTGTGTGCCGACGAGGAAAACGCCATTGGACATCGTTTCACAGTATACTCCCACACCACAGGAGTTCTCGCACGCTGTCGAGCAGGAGAGGAGCTTTCCGGATTTTGACTCTCCGGCACTCTCGAAGTCGCGGAGGTCGTCTACTAAGAAGAAGGCTCCTGCACAGAAAGCACTTAAGGGCGCGGAGTTAGTCGCCGCTCTCGCACTCCTGACGCCCGCGCAGAAAGAAGCCATTGGTAGGCTCGTAACAGGTAAAAAGAAAGGAGACAAATAATGGAGATAGAGATTACAGATCACAAGAAGTTCCGCGCTACAGTCCAGACAGCTAAGGAATTAGGTGATGAGTCTAAGCAGTCCTTATTCAAATGTCTTAGATCACTTAATGAAATACGTAGATGTAATGATTATGACCTTCAACTCATTCCTGATTTTGTCAAGTACTCCTGGGGATTTTGCTTTCATAAAGACGGTGTTAGAAAACTAAACGGAGGCATGATCTTACATGGTCTTGAGCAAACATTTTCAGTTGAGCTAGACGGTGCTTCATATCCTCACTGGTCTTTACACACATAAAGGGAGGAGTTAATTAAAGATGAAAGAGGTAAAGTATATAAAGATAAGACAATGTAACAACTGCCACCCTGTGTTATGGACTCCCATTAGAAAGAGTGTTGGTGTTTATAAATGTGACTCCTGCCATAGTGTAGTAACACAGGTCTTAGAGTATACAGGGAAAAAGGAGGTTATGGAAGATGAAGGATAAGACTACTATACAAAATCTCCGCAATTCCGGGATTCCTATTTATGACAACTCTACTATAAGATCATATTTATGGTGTCCACGTGGGTGTTTCTACCGGCATGAGCTAGGTCTAGACATTAAGAACAAGCAAGCCAACCCTGCAATGATGTTTGGGACTGCCGGGCACCTCGCACTTGAGCATTGGTACTCTGTTGACCATTACAAAGATGATGCATATGCGCTGAGAAAATTCGTAGACTCCTTCACTCCTTATGAAGAAGTGCCGAGGCTAGGTAAGAGTGGCAAGGAACTCTCCACTACTTACTCCTGCATATTTGGATGCTCTCTCTTGCAGACATATTTCGACAGGTACAGAAAAGACGAGCGCACTGTGGTCTCTCTTGAAAACGCCTACGCCGAGGAAATCATGCAGGATACTTACCTCGTCGGTAAGATTGACAAGCTGGTCGAGTCTAAAAGAGGTATAACCTTCTGCGATTATAAATTCACCAAGTATATGAACTTCCTCGTGCATCCTAACCCGCAGATGTGTGGATATAAATTCCTCATTGAGAAAATGACCGGAGAGCACGTCACAGGAGAGGTTGATATAGTAGGAGTCAGCAAATCAAAAGACCCAGCTGAGCTACTCTCCCGTATTCCTGTAGACTACTCTTCCTACTCAATGCAGTTGTGGAAAGAGAGTGCGGTCGGGAATATACTTAGCATTGAGAGGTGCCGCGAGGAGGGATTCTGGCCGCAGTCTTGGGACTGCAAGCCTTTCTTCCGTGAGTGTGATTACACCGCACTTTGTACTGCATCCTCGAAGCAACTAGCCCAGGAATTGCAGGAGCGTTTATATGTGCAGAAATTCTGGGACCCTTTCTCATCGGAGGTATAGAAAATGCCGCAACGTAGAAGGAACTCTATATTATTAGAGACACAAGACAGACTAGGCATCCTGACCCGCACACACAAAAACATGATGATGGTTACTATTCATGACAAAGACTCCGGTGAGACACATTCAGGGGAGTTGAACATAGGGCAGATTTTATTCACTCTTAATAAAACCCTCAAGAGAAGAGAAACCATTCAGTACTACCGGATGAAAACGGAATTCTATAAATAGGAGACAAAAGATGAAGTCAAAAAAGCCGATTAGATTCATCACAAACGACGGGCAGTCATTCCCGTGTAGGTGCATTAAGGAGACTATTAAATCGTACAGGATTCTGGTCTCTTTCACTCCCAGGAAGAAGGAAATAAGGGTGAGGAAAAAGAACTCGCATAAGCTGGTATACAACACAGGGGAGGTCTAGACTATGCAACCACGTCAATCCTTTGGAGCTTCGCAGGGTAGTACTCCTTACACTGCACAAAAGCCAAGACAGAGGGTAGCTAGCCAGCGCAGGAGAGGACCCACCGGAGTCGCATCTCTACGATACCTTCCGAGTGGGTTGTTCATCCAATTAGAAGCACCTTATAACAAGCCTTTCACGGAAGAGTTGAAGAAAAGTCTGCCCAGTAAGAAAAGAATGTGGGATAATAATGACAAATGTTGGTATGTTGTCAAGGATCAGTTTGACAAGCTGGCTCATCTCCTGGATAAGCACTACACAGAGACTATCTTGCTAGACTTCCCGGCGCAGGAGGTAGCCACGGACGCATGGTCTAAGTTGTATTTAGTAGAGAACGCGCCGATGGAGGCCGTGAGGTGTATGTATAAAGTACTCGCGCAGAAGCACCATCCAGACAGAGGTGGAGATGCCGAGAAGATGGTGGAGTTGAACACAGCTTATAGTGAACTATTAGGAGATTTGAAAGATGAAGATTAAAAAACTAGCCCTTTTGGGAGCTACCTTGAGTATGTTCACTCTCACTCCCTTGGCACATAGCATAGAGCCCAACCCGGCGCAGACGGACGTACCGCCGGAGATAGTACAAGGTGAATCCCGGCAGGTTTTACTAACCGCCACCTCGTCTTTCTACGCTGCCTCTGCGGACAGTACCATCTGCAAGGTTGCTTTTGACATTCAAGAAGACCAGGCGGATGTGAGTATCACCGGAGTTACTCCAGGTTCTTGCACAGTGTACTACTTCAACGATAATGTGTTATACGGGAAGGATTTATTCACCGTGGTGGGAGAGAGTCCAAGTGAAGAGTTCTCCCTGGTGCCATGTTATGTATTCTATAATTCACAGTATGTAAATCACTACTACACATCAGATGAGCAAGTTAAGGAAGACCTTATGGGAGTGCACTCTGACTGGGGATATGTCTACCAAGGTATTGCTTATTATGTGTATACAAAGAATAACTAAGGAGGGTGTTTAAAGATGTCTTATGACTTAGCTATGAAGGATACCAGTAAGTTGGTGAAGAAGCAGACTCTCGGGAATGGCAAAAAGCTGACTCTTAAGAGTACGCTACCGCAGAAACACACATCAGGTAAGACCTACATCTTGGCGGATATAAGTGGGAGTATGAGCGGGGATAGACTACACGAGCTCAAAAAAGCGCTCCACACTATATGGCGGCCCGGCATCCATGGCATTGCATTCGGCTCTATGGTGTATGACTTTACACAGGAAGATATAGACTCCTTGAGGGTGACCGGAACGACCAATATGCTGGACGCACTCCTGGCCGGGTGGGATGATGCCGCCTCGCACATGGTCTTGCTCACGGACGGGATGCCTGATCAGTCTGAGTCCACCATCCTCAATGAGGTGGGTATACACACAGACACACCCATAGACACAATCGGCATAGGGCATGGGTGTAATAATGACTTCTTACAGAGGATAAGTGAGATAACCGGCGGGAAGTTTAATTCAGTTAATGAACCATTAATGCTAACCGAAGTTATGGAAGATTTACTCCGTATAACAGAAGTTGGCACAAGTGGATGCATCAATTTATAAGGAGGTGTTAAAGTGTTCTGGTCTGGATTCGCGGCGGGGTTTATAATAAGCATACCATGTGTTATACTAATCCTGGGCTTATGTCAAGCCTCTGGAAGGTCTGGCCTAGAGATGGAGATTATGATACTAGAAGATAAAATAAAGGAGATAAAAAAATGCCTGAAAGAGTAAGTGTAAAAACATGTGACTTGGTGAGCGTACTCGGCGGATATACCTATAATATGTCCGCACGAGCCAAAGCCCTGGATGATACTTTTAAGAGCCAGAACACTATCCAGTCTTTTAAAGAGTTCCGGGAATTGGAAAGTGTATTCCAAGATGCATACGAGGCGGTACAGGCCGCGTGTCGGATGCTGGACAGGAGGGTTTAAGGATGATTACACATATAGACATTCCCGATAATATAGAAGAGGCAATAGCAAGAGTCGGCATAGAGCAGATATTTGAGAATTGGTATGCGCAGAAAAAAGGACAGGATAAGCAGGAAGTAGAGGAAAAGCCCACTATTGATAAATACCTCCTGGTCAAAGGCCGACACATAGAACATGCCCAATACTATAAACGCTTTATCGTTGCAGGAGAATTTGTTACTGAAACTTATTATTTTCAGACTGTGTTTGAAAACTCTGCGATTGCTGAGTTGGTTATCACACACAGAAGTAACAAGATATTTAATGTAACAAACACTCTCAAAATAGAGGAGTAAAAAATGCAAGTATCACTCCCCGATGCCACGCCCATCTCCGCATACAAGCCCACGAGTATGAATGTACTCGCATACGGGAGGTCAGGAACAGGCAAGACAGAACTCGCGGCCACATTCCCCACTCCCTGCTTATTCATAGACTCTGATAAGGGTATGCTCACCGTTAAGTCATCTCCCAGGATACAGAACAAAGATCAGATCTATTTCGTACCGGTGCAGGACAAACTCCCGGAGCAGAAAGACTCCCGACCTATGGGCTTTATCACTATAAAAGCGGTGTTTGACCAGCTCAAGGAGCACGGAAAGTATGGAGACTTCACCCCTAAGACAGTTGTGTTGGATACTCTCTCCTCAGCTAGTATGTTCTGCATGAAGCACGTTTTATTCAGCGCAGGCCACACAGGCCAACAGCCTACTCAGCCGGACTGGGGCACCTTCCGCCGAGCACTCATCGAGATTATAGAGACTGGTGTCGCTATGAACATTAACTTCATCTGCCTCGCGCATGAGCAGTATATAAAAGATGAGTTGAGTGGGAGAACATGGTGCTTACCAATGGTCAACGGAAAGCTCGCGTATGAGCTCGCCGGGTATTTTGATGAGGTATACCACATGGAGCCTAAGCAGCAGGGTGTCTCCACGAAATACATGCTCACCATCAAGGCGAGTGGACTCGTTACAGCGAAGAGTCGTCTTGACTTACCATCCCCTATAGACTCCAACTATGCCACCATCAAGCCAGCGTGGGATTTACTCCAGAAAGGAGACGCATAATATGACCCAGACAATAGACTACACTGATGAATACTACACCACAGATATATTCAACCATAAAGAGCACGCTCTTTTGGTTATAAAAGACAACCCCTTTTCTTACACGGCAGGGGACTACCTAGACATAGAAGGACAGTTTTATATAGTCCAAAAGGTTGCCGCAATTCCCAGCACTTTTACCATTATATACACACTGCTGAAGATCGTATAGAAGTATAATACCCCAAAACAGGAGGTTAAAAAGATGAGTCAGAAATAAACCCTACACATTAAGCACTACGCAATAAACACTAAACGCAAACCTAATAGGAGATTTTATTATGAGTCCAGTTATCGACCTGAACGTAGACTACTCAGACGTACAAGATGAGGATGTTTTCACCCCACTGCCAGCAGGCACTTACTCTTTCCGAGTACAGTCCGTAGAGGCCATGACCTCTAAGAAAGGCCGCCCGATGCTTCGGTGGACCTATGCCATCGTACACGAAGCCAAAGAATACAAACTCTCCTACTTCACTGTCCTACCCTGGATGGTAGACGGAAAGGTGGACACTGGTGGAGTAGGGATGCTCGTTTCCGCAACAAAAGCCGTGGGCCTGCCCTGGACCGGCCAGCAACTAGTCACCGAAGACTACCTGGGCGCGGAAGGCACGATGGAAGTTGTGCAGAAGAATAAACAAGTGCCTGGACCGGACGGGAAGTATATAGACGATCCGGACTCTGACGTTAAGGTGAATGATATTAAGAAGTTCATCTACTAACTTTTAACAATACACACAGGTGCGTGGCAGAGGTTAATAAATAACACAACATACCGGAAAAAACAGGAGATTAACACTATGGCAACAACTGAAACGATTGAAATTATGTCCAAAGGCACCTTGGTAGGCTCACTCGAATACACCGCGCCGGAGACCCTTGAGGAAGCAATCGAGATGGACGGTGATGAGAAGGTGTTTAAGCTCTATGTCGCACAGAGGAAGATCAAAGCACGCGATGGTGAGCGCACTAAGCTCACTGGTGGCGGACTGCCTAAGGCGATTACCGCTGCGCTGAAGAGTGCAGATGCGGATACCGTTGCACAGATCGCGGCCGCACTTGGCGTCGAGCTGTAGCATCTGACCAACAGGAGGCACACCTCTTTACAGAGGTGTGTCTTTCTACTCAAAGGAGATTATTAAAAATGACCTTCGACGAAATAGCTAACAGATGTCCTTGGAGAGATTATGATAGTGATTTTAGCTGCTACACATGCCGCGCTGTTGGAGGTGAGTGCCTGTATGATACATGTGCGCCACTTTTTTGGGCTATAGAAAAGGAATTTCTGAAGGAGGATTAAATATGTGCTTTGGTATGAACTGCCCAAATGAGCTAGACTCAGGTGAGTGTGGCGGGAATAAACACGGCCCATGTCCTGACTCTTATGAAGACGAACAGGAGTATGAAGCCGCAAAGCAGGAGATGCAGGACCAGCTAGAAGAAGAAGCCGACTATAAATATGAGCAGGAAAAAGACCGCCGCTTAGGTATATGAGCAAAAAAAGGAGACTACACAAAATGCCCGCCAATCACTCCACAGACTGGAACTCACTTCTCTCAGCCTATAATAAATTCGAACTTGCCAACTATAAAGACATCCGCTCACTCCTAAGTGCCTTGTATAAAACACACCATAGCCTGGCCAAGATGGAGTCTATTCTCGGCCCATCTGAAATGACCCTAGGCCGGAAGATGGACTCTCTGGGTATGTACCGTAAGAGAAGATTACTAGTCTCCAAAGTAAAGACTCAGCTCCTGGCGCTTGGCCCGGAGAAAACCCAGCACATGTCTATACACAATCTAACTGCATACACACATGGCCACTCTTCCGAGGTGTATAAATTCCTCTCTAGGCTGGACTTACCCTACCGTAGACTACGCCCCCGCGCACAACAAAAAGGTGCAAGATGATAAAAGTATTTCTTAAAGATGGAGAACCGCGCCGGGTAAGTAAGAATATCCCAACGCAGAGAGTCGTTAGAGTTTTTAGTGGGTACAAAGAAATAATAGATCATGTGTTTGTCCTTGAAGATTATCAAATAAAAAGCTGCGGTGAGTGGTGGGAAAACACAAAGGTTGTCATGCTTACAAAAATACCAGAAGGCGTTACATTAGAAAACGGAGTAATCAAACAGATAACCATAGGAAGGAAACGTTTTGAAGGACTCATGGGTGTTATAACGAGAGGCCGCTGGTTTATATTATTAAAAGCTGAAGATTATCCTGAAGTGATAGCACAAGATGAAACATTAGAGTTTATGGAAGCATCTGGGATCTTAAATTGCACTGGAGATCATTGCAAAGTTCCGCAGGAGGTGCGCCATGAACGATGAACACCTAGAACTGGATGAGGTAACAGGGGATTTCGTGGACTGGTTCCATGTGCGTATCCACTACATGGCCGTGGAAGCGTCAGTGTATCATCATCGGTATATGCGGCAACATCGGACAATTATGGAGTATCATTTCGAGAAAGGTGTGGAGAAGTTATTCGGCCATGAACTGTCGTTTTACACAAGATGACAATGAAAGAACCAGGAGGATGAGGGATGAACAGTAAACAGTGGAGAAAGTTTCTAAATGAACATGGGCCAGGTGATGATTCAATGATCTATTCGGTCTTGAAAGATTGGGAGAAATCACTGGAGGATGCGCTGGAACCACCGAAAATATGCAGTTGTGGGAGTAAGAAAATCCCAAAGATATGTGGGCCGGTATATTTAAAGTGCCGAGATTGTGGCGGGGAGTATTCAGGTGCACTCAAGGGAGGTAATGAAGGATGAAAGAATTTACAATACCAGATACCATCTACCTACAATGCCACGATGACGATGGAGACCTATTGTCAGAGGACGATCCAAACATAACGTGGAGTGAGTACGATATGGACGGGCATTACGTTAAGTATGTGCGTGTTAAATAGAGCCAACAGGAGGTGAGGGATGAAATACAGCATTGGAGATATATTAATTGACGAAAATGGTTACCAAGGAATCGTATGCGTAAAATGGAATAATGGGGATTTGAGTAATCTTGAGAATGATGCCGCTCATCCTAATCTCATTTTGGTTAACCCAGATGACACGTGGAGATCCGTGCGAGAATTGAAAGTTGCACGGCAGAGGCTAGAAGATGATTGAATTTGAAGAAAAGGACTATAGTGAGGAGCTAAATCCATGCCCGTTTTGCGGTGAAGACCATGTGAGCCAGGTCTTTAATGGCTCAGACCAATACATTTCATCCTTCTGGGTAATGTGTGGAAACTGCGATGCGGAAGGACCTGTGGATAAAACAGAAGACGGTGCAGTTGAGAAGTGGAATAACAGATGTAAGTATGCGCCAGAAATACCAATTGAGCAAACCTATGGACAGAAAGCAACGGATTGCTGTGGTGTAAAGAACGATGAAGGCGATTACGTT